TCCCTTAAACGATTTTCTTAATGAAACTAAGGTTTCTCTAAAGGGTTTCATTGTACCATCTGCATTAGATGTTTTAATGGTATAGGTACCTAAGTTCTTTCCTGTTACCTCAATGGTTCCACTGAGCTCCGTCATCATCTTTCTAAGTGCTGTACCTGCATTAGAAGCTTTAACCCCTGAGTTAGCCATTAACCCAATTGCTAGTGCGGTATCTTCAACAGAGTAATTAAATGCACCTGCTACTGAACCAGCGTAGGTAAAGGCTTCACCCATCATTTCAATGGTCGTGTTGGCACTTGTTGCTGTACTAGCTAAAACATCTGCAAAACGTGCTGACTCACTAGCTTCCATCCCAAAAGCACTTAAGCCATCAGTGATAATATCACATACAGCTGCTAAATCTTCCCCTGTGGCACTAGCTGCTGAAAGAATCCCTGCTGTACCTTCTAACATCTGATTGGCATCCCATCCTGCTAATGCCATATATTGCATAGCTTCACTTACTTGTGAGGCACTCCATGCTGTAGATGCGCCTAGTTCTTGCGCCTTACGTTTTAATTTGAGTAGTTCTTCTCCTGTTGAGCCTGATAGAGCTTGCACCTTAGACATAGAGCTATCAAAATCCATTGTTGCTTTAAGACTGGCTGTGCCTACTGCTAATATGGGTGTGGTTACCCCTACTGTAAGAGCTGTTCCAATCCCTTCAATTTGTTTTCCTATCTTTTGAACATCTTTTCCTACTCGCTGTGCTTGCCTTGAATACTGTGTTAATGATTTTTGTGCTTTAGTAAGTGTGGGCGTAAAATTGTCTGTTAGCCTTAAAATAGCATCTACAATCTTTGCTATGAGGAATCACCCCCATAGAGTTGTTGCATTTCCTTCTGACGTTCTTCTATTTCACGCTTAATGAAACAACCTAATATTTTCTTTTCACCCAATGGGAGCCAATAAAACTCCGAGGGCTTCATATTTTTATATTTAAATAGTAAATACATGACTTGCATCTCATAGTCAGTATCTATTGCTTTTTTACTTCTTCCTCATCATCTGATTTATCATATCCAGACAGCTCAGTAATCACATTAGATAGCTCTGCAATTTCACCTGCTAAGAATAATTTTTTCACTAATTCTTTCGGTGTTACGCATCCAAAGTAAGCCAGTAATCTTTCATCTTTTAAACTAGGTTCTACCACACCATCAATAACGGTGAGCACTTGCATCTCGTAAAGGTTAATATTACGCAGACCACCTTTCTTATTTAAATCAATAGCTGAACGCTGAATATCAGCATATCTTTCACCATCAATTGCCTTACATTTAACAGTAAAGTTTTCTCCTAATACCTCTGAAAGTCTTGGCATCTCTACTTCTCTTGTAGGCATATCCATTAATTTTGATTTATCCATTTGTAATAACTTATCAATTAAACTCATGTTGTCCTCCTTAAATTGTATCTAATAAATCCCAATCACTAAATGTGAAACTTACTTGCTCTTCACCTAATGTTTTGGCTGCCCAGTTGGCAAGTGTTAACTCATCAAAAACTGCATCTTTAATCACTACACGTTCTGCTCCATTTGAATCAGGATCATCTAACTTTGAAATAATTGTGCAAACTGTTTGTCTGCCTGCTTTCATATCATCACTTAATTTCTTAATAAAATAAGATGATACTTTATTTAGTGTGATTTGACCTGTACATGAAAAACCAGTAATCTTCTGTGCTTTGGCAAGCCTTCTTGTCATATTGACATCTGCTTTTTCTAATGTCACCTTTGCTTCAAAAGCTGTGACTTCTGCCATGTAATCTCCATCAATCCATAGTTCGCCCCATGTTCCATTTAACACTTGATGTGCTGAAAAATTCTCCATCTGTCCTCCTTAATTTTGAGCATAAAAAAAGGCACTAATCGTGCCAAGCATTTTGATAATACATTATCTAATTATTATTTTCTGTTCTAATTTTAATCGCTTTTTCTATTTCTTTTTCATGTAATTTTAATTCTATAGCTTTTTTAGCAAAAGCACGACAAGTTGTCATTCCAAACCAAATATTATTAAATAACAATTGTGCTCTAAAATTAAATTCTGATATAGATTTATCATATAATACTGGTCCCCAATATTTATAATCCTCCCAGTAGTCTGCCTTAGCTTCCTTAGATAAAGTAGACAATAAATCTTCAAACTCTTTCTCATTAAATTCATAATCGATGTCATGTGCATATTGATTTCTAATAGTATTAACCTTATTCACAGCACCGTAATTATCATCTAACATTCCCATAGAGTAGGCTAATTGCAACTTTTGTTTAAACGTAGTTCCCTTTAGTACCCTTTCATCAACAATAGTCTCTGTTAGCATATTAATTAACTCTCTTTCAATATATAAGTGAGATTTCAATACTACTATCAACATTTCTTGGGACCTTGTATCAATTAAAAATTTTTTGTTATCTTCTGATACTCTCATTGAATGAGTCTTAAGTATTTCATCTTCTAATACCGCCACAATATCCACCTCCAAATCCAATTATAACTCAATAGATTAAAAATCATATATTCATTTGTAAAATAATGTTCTCAATCGCATCTAAAATCTTAATATTTGACGCTAAGAATACTTTATCTTTTGTATTATATTCTTTAAGCTGTTGCTCATCCAAGCTATCAATATCTACTCCGTTTGATTTTAAATAAGCTGTTTGACTATCTATATCAATATAAACTTTATTATCATATGAACTATCTAAAATACCATCTAATGCAAGCTGATCTAAATAAGTTTGAATCGCTGTTACTAAAAGACATTTATTATCATAGCTATTAGCATATTTACCTAAATAACTATCTTCTGCTACCTTTGCAATATCATCATGAATCATATGCATAACATCTACAATCTTAATCTTTTTAAAAGATTCTCCCTTATCTTTCGTTGTAGTTACTAAACTATTTACTGCTCTTGCAAGTTTAACTTTTTCTCCATCATGGTATAAAATCAGTTCACCATTATTAATAGCTTCATCCATTTGAATTTTGCTTAACCTATCAAAATCAACTACTTCACTTAATGGTGCAAATGTAGCTGAAATAGTCATTGGTGTACCTGCTAATAATCCTCCAATACGTGAGCAATATTCTGCTGTCGTATATGCCTTTTCATTGGTTACAATATTTTCACTTGTAAAGTTAATGATTCTCTCATTGTCCCCTTTACAATGTGGCAATACTGCTTTTACTTTCTTATCTAGTCCTTTAATCCATGTTGCCCATGTATTTACATCAGATTGTATAATTTCAGGAATAGCTACATAATCCCATTTAATTGATTCTAAATAACTCATGACATTAGTATAATCTTCATCTTCTTGCGGCATCACTACTGCAATAACTTTTTTAGGTGCTATTTGATAGCCCATTAATGCCAGTTTAATCTGATCTTGATTAAATTCACTTAACTCTGGATGAATATCTGCCACTGTCAAAATTTCATGATGCTCTATTTCATCCACACCACCCCTTAGTACCAAGGCCACAATGCCTCGTTCTCCTCTTTTAATCGCTGAGGAGGCAGTTTCTTTAAAATTAATAATCACCGAAGGTAATCCCATCTATTCACCTCTTTCTATCTATAAATAATCTCTTTTACTAATTCACCGTCTGACTCATCACAAACCAACTCATAATAATTAATATCAAATGTAAATTGATAAATATCTCCGTCCTCTCCTACCTTTTCAGTATTCGTTTCTTGGATTGTAAACCTCCTATTATCCACACCTAACACCTGTCCAAAAGCTACCTTAAGATCTTGCATCACTCGATAGTTCTTTAGACTTTCAGTCGTATTAGAGAAATAGCTGACTGTGATAAGTAAGTGCTCTTCTTTAATACTTTTGGTGTGGTTAATACTACTTACTGGCATAATGCCAATAAAAAAAGAAGGTGTTTTATAACCTTCTCTTACTTCATTTCCATATATAGGCACATCAGGGAATGCTTCCTTAACGACCATTGTTACTGCCTTTGCAATATCTTGATATAAAACCATCTATTTAAGTCCTTTTAATAATCTATCAACCATCTTTTCAATCTCTTTAGGAAATTCTTTTTGATATTCAAGGGCAGTCTGTTCTACCATAAACTTTCCACTTACTCGTTTTCCAGTATCTCTACCATTCTTATCAACTATTTTGTGTCCTCGTTCTACTAAATGAAAATGAGATGAAGTGGATCTAAATTCTACATAAAGATCTTTCCCTGCACCTTGTACTTTACTTACTCTATATGATTTCATTAACTTTCTTTTACTTTGTAAGCCACTATCAGGTGTTCTACGTTTTACCGAATTTCTAAATTTATTACCCATCTTAGTAAGAAGAATTTCTGATTCATATGGATAATTGGTTGCAATATAATTAAGTTTCTTTTGTAGAGTGTCTAAATCCTGAATCTCTAATCCATTAGTCGCCATCCCACATTTCACCTTTCCACGTTGCTGTCATTTCCATGTATGCATGTCGTTCTTCAATATCTAAGACTTGATGAATATAGAGTTTCTTGCCTTCATAGTTAATAAGCATTTCTTGATTAATTCCTTTATGATAGCGAGTTAATATTTTATAGGTAGTCTCACTACTTAATCTTTGAGCTTCTGTTTGTTGGTATCCTCTAATCGGCTCTAAAAAAGCCCATACTGTTTTAATTGGTACAGGCTTCTGTATAAGTTGTCCTATTTCATTTTCAATCTCTGAATAGAATATGAATATTATTCTTTTATTTAGTTTACCGCTGTCAAAATACATTTATTTATACTCTTTAATTTTTTGATTCCAATAAGGTTTAAATTCATTTTCCTCAAATAAGTTATTTAACTCCTTACAAATTGAGTATTGTTCCGTAAAGTAATTCTTACATTTTTGAAGTTCCTCACACATTTCATCTTCATCAGCTTGCTCAAGTTCATATTTTATAACCCCCATATAACGACTTAACTCATACCACATAACTTGTTCTTTGCTAATCGGTTTAGAATTAACCTCCATCTGAATATACATATATACCCCCGCTGAAAGATCAGCTAAACTCATTTTGTCGTTCTCATATAGCTTTTGAAAATATTTTGCACGCATTTCACTTCTAAAGTCGAAAAAAACTATTGCTTCTTCTGGACACTCATCTTCCAATTGTCGATAATCAACATAATGAACTAATTCATGTACAACTGTTGAAATAAATTTATCAGACTGAGTTGCTATCTTTGCAGATACTAGTATTTGATGTTTTTTGTGCTTACCAATATATTCTCCATTTATTTCTTTATCTTCTTCATCAGTTATCATTACTTGAACATCATCACAATTAACCTCTTTACTTACATAATTAAAAATAAATTTTTTAGCACTATTTACATATTCTTGTTGCTCCTCACTTAAATCATATGTCACTTACCATTCCCCCTAATATATATTTATATCAGAATAATATCATACTATAAAAGATATTCAAATTAAATTCAGGCTATACCTCCCAATCAAACTTTCCAACATACTATTAATCCTCAAATTAATTCGCTCATTAACACTTATTGTCCTGTTATCATAAAACTCCCCAACTAATACCAATATTGCAATAGTTAAATCTTCACTTCTCTCAAGTTGCTCCAAGCTCTGTCCCGTATATTTCACAATATAATCTTTAGCACCTTCCAAAATGGCTCCAATGAGTTTATCATCTTCATCACCATCTTGTCTGAGGTATTCTTTTACAAAAGGTACATCAATCTCTGATAATTTCATTATGCTGCCTTACTTCTAATTTTTGTTACATTTGCAACTGTCCCAAGTACCATTGCTTCACCTAAAGCCTTCTTAATATCTAGTCTCATATTAGCTTTAATGGCAATCTCGTCATTGATAAAACCATATTCAGTTGATTTTTGAAGAGATAATGCTTTTCTCTCTCCTACAATAAGTGCACGTTTCAAATCTCCAAAATAAATGGCTGTACCTGTGCCATCTAAATTAGTAATATGCTCATTAATAATAACTGGTCTCCCTAAAATAGTGGTTTGCATACCTACTGGTGAACCATTATAAGAATTAACTAAAACAGGTCTACCATCTGCAAATTTCATATCAGTTAATACCTTAGCTGTTTGGTCTGAAATAACCCAAGTAGCTGAACTTCTGTATCTAATAGGTAATGAAAAATAAATCTCTGTTAAAACATCAGGTGTCATTGCTCCTGTTAACTTTACTTCTTTTGCTCCATCTTCTGTACTAAAGCTATTTAACCCTTGTACATCGTATTCATTATTGCCTTTTACAATTAACTCATCTAGCGTCATACTATATGAATCTGATAACTGACGTAATAACTCACTTTCTAGGTTATAACCTGTATCATCTAGTGCCTCTTGCGAGAATGAAATAAGTGTGCCAAACTTATGAGCTTCTAATTTAATAGATTTAAAGTTTGCTACTTGCTTGCTGTATTCTGCTAGCTCTTGCATAGGTACAAATTTACCTAGTTTATTAGCTTGTACAGGAATCTGATGTTTACTGTTTCCAAAACGCTCATGACGTACTGCACCATATAAAGGTGATACATAAGCTAATTTATCTAAGATATAGTCTGCAAAGGTTGTCTTAGCAATATTTTGAGTTGATGCATTACCTGAGCCAATAGCTGAATCAGAAAAACTATGTGTAGCATCTCTTAATTCTTTTGTACCAATCTCAAGTTCTTGATCTGCTTTAAGTGATCTAATTTCATCTGAAATAGATTTATTTGTGTTTCCATTTTGTGTGGTTGAAGCTGACTTTTTAATGGTTGTCATTAAATTTCTTGCTTCTTCCTTAGCTTTGATTGTTTCATCAATCTGATTGATTTGCTCTTTATATTCATTAACCTCAGTTAATTCATCATTTGAAAATGCTCTTGTTTCGTTCTCAGCTTTTTCCATGATATGCTCAATCTTTTCAATGAGCTTACTTCTCTTTTCTAGTAATAATTTCATTCATATCTCCTTCTAGTCTTAAATTTAAGCAAAATAATAGACCCCTTAAGGAGTCTTGTTCTTCATTAACCACACCCATACATCTAACCAGTGCTTCTCTTTTTTGTAGCTCTCGTTAAACGCAGGTTCCTTTTCCATTTCATCAGGTCTACTTCTTTGCTCAATACCTTCTGCTCTCACTTGTACTGATGTTGCAATATAAGCTGGCTCAATAGTTAATAATGATACTTCCATTAAATCAATATCTTCTAGTGTTCTTCTTGCTACTGGCTGTTCTTCTTCCCAAGTATCACTTAAAGCTCTAAAACCAAATGACCATCCTTTCAAATTACCTTGCTGAGCTTCTGCAATAACATCCTTATCATGAATAATTGCTTTAGCAAATAAGCCTATATTATCTTCTCTTAGTTCTAACGTCTGATTCATAGTACTAGCCAGTTTACATCTCACATCATGATTGAGTAGCATATCTACATTATCTGTACGTTCTAAAGCTCTTTGAAATACCATTGGTTCAACCTTCTCAATAAACTTACCTTTTTCACCATACAGCTCCTTTGAATAGCGATCCACAGCATTCACATAGCCACTTATTTCTAAACTGCCATCATTTCTCACCTCAATTTGCACCTTTTATCACCTCCTTTCAACATTTATACATAGCATTTTATCATTCTGGTGCATTTTGGTGCATAATTGCACCACTTTACTTCATTTTGATGTTTTCTTTACTCATACCTGCACCATTTTGCACCACATTAACATCAGATTGATTCATTTCTACTCCATCATGTGAAACTTTGGTGTTTGTATTAGGCGTATAGATGCTTCCTGATGCAATATCCATTAAAACATCACCAAGATTTAGTTTTACAAAGTTTAAGGTCTCAATTTCATTTAAATCTTCTTCAAAACGTACTTCTGAGGGTGTCATAAATCCATTTTTAAGTGCTATTTCATAGGCCTTAAAACGTTTTTCAATATCACCTTTATTAAGCTGTTTGGTATCAAAAGCAAAGTAGCATCTACCTTTTTCCTCTGTTTTTAGTAAGCATTTATTTAATACCTTCTCAAACTTATTCAAAATAGGCATAATAGCCAATTTAACAAAAGCATCCCATACCTCTGTTGGAATACTAGAATCAAACATATTAACTGGTACATTAAAGAGCTTACAAATATCTGCATCAATAGCTGATTTACTTTCTATCATTTGCATTTCAGCGCCTGTCTGTTGCAATTCATGATAAGTAATCCCCTCATTTAATACAATACAGTCATTGTTCTTTTCATAGAGCCTTTTCCATGCCTTCTTTAGCTCTGCAATAGCTTCTGCAGTAAGTCTTCTTGTACTTTGTAGTACCCCTCGTTTTACGCCACCATTACCCATAGTTCTTGAGGTATATTCCATGTTATCTAGAGCTTGCTTTAGGATATCATTGCATTCAGCTACAATTCCTGTACCCTCTACACCATTAGTCGTGTTCTTAGTGCAAATCATAAAATGCTCAATACTATATGACTGACCTTCCACTAATACAGTAACCTCTTTTAAAATAGCCCCTGGTGAAAGTAATAGATTCACTTTGTTAGTTGGTAAATAATACAGCTTTTGTTTTTCTTTACTTAATCCTTGTCCATCCATAAACACATAGCAAACACCATCTAAAAGGTAATCTCTCACCATAGCCTTTTTAAGCTCATCGCCTGTCATAAAAGCATTTGGTTCATCATTTAAAAGAAGTGTTCTAATATCTCCTTTTACTTCCTCCACACTCCCCTCATGTTCGCGATATAGCTTAATTTCTAAGTTACCTATAGTATTTGCTATCAGTTCCACATTGGCATACACAGAGGGCAAACTAATAGCTTTCTGCCTTGTTACTGCTAAAGATGTTTTTTCTTCTGATTCGAGTAATAGATCCAATTGCTCTGGTGTTAGATCTACTGCCTGTTTTATAAATAAATCTCTTAATCCCATATCGCCTCCAATTAAAAAACCTGAACCACAAAGTCCTCTTGAAGCATCTCCTGTTCTTGTAGATATAGTGCATTAATAAGTGCTGCAACCATATCTATCTTGCCAGTTGATTTCTTCTTATTGACATATCTGTTCAGGTTCGTATCATATAAACACCTTGCATTAGCAAAGTTAATTTCTAATAAACGATTACTTTCGTAACCAAATTGCTCTGTTAAAACTAATTCTTCTAATAGTTTTGTAGGACTATGGAGCACACTTGAATGTTGCTTAATCTCTGTCGTTTCATGACCGTTATTTTCTAGTTTCTGTGCTGTACTCATACAGTTATATCTATCAAAGCCTATTCCAACTATTCGTACACCATATTTATTTTCTAACCCTAAGATAAAGCTTTCTATAAAACCATAATCCACTACATTCTCACCACAACTAAAGCAATTACCATTTCTTATCATTGCTCTATAATCAACCTTTTCAATTCTAGTCTTTTCATCAATCCTATCTGCTGGAATGAATGCCCATACATTAGCATAAACTTTGCCTGCTTCTTCTGTTACCATTGCTACTGAACAGTTATCTGTTGTCATAGCAAGGTCAATGCCTAAATAAACATTTCTACCACACCAATTAAATGGCTCTTGCAATCTACATTTTTTAAGTTGATCCGTTGGGATATATATTTCTCCAACGTTTCCATCCAACCAAATATTTAAATGCTTACACTTGAAAGAAGTTAACTTTGCGCCTCCCATTTCAAGTGCCTTTTTATATTCACTTTCTAGGTATTCTCTGCCATCTTCTAATGTACTTTGTAAAGGATTAGCTTTCATAAAGTTCTCTACTACCATTTCATCTTTCTCATCTAAGCTATAGAGCATAGCAAAGAGTTTTTCATCATCTACCACACCATCAATAACCTTCTTGCTATAATCAGTCCACTCTAGGAACGGATTCTGCGTATTTGGGTAACTGGTAGAGATTAATATTAAAAGCCTATTTTGTACGGACAACATACCAGAAGTCATAGATTCAATAAGACCACCATCTTTAGCCGCTCCTACCTCATCAATACAAGCTGCAGACACTCTTAATCCATCTGTTGTATTAAAATCACTTGATAAGGCTTTAAGCGTATTCTGATTTAATTTGCAGGTAATAACATCCCTCTTAATGTCAAATTTATCTCGAATGATTGGGCTACTTTCAAGAAGCTTTCTTGTTTCTCCATATACAATTTTGGCTTGATCTCTTGTATTAGCACAAAGATAGAACTCCGAATACTTAGGCTCTAAGATCATAAGAATAATCATTAGCAAGCTCGCGTTTACTGACTTACTGTTCTTACGCGATATCCATAGTAAACAAATTTCATACCTTCGCTTTTCAGGCTTATCTTTCCGTTTCCAACAGAAGATATTGAGTATAAAAAAATACTGATAACCTACACAAGCCTCATATAAAGATTGGCCTGCTACAGCACCAGTAGCAAAATTAATTAACTTCATGATATTAATAATTTTATCTGCCACATCATAATCAAAATAATAAAGAAGCTCCTCTTGATTATCTATTTCATAAAGGAACTTCTTACAGATAGCTTTGATATATTTATTTGTTGGGAATCTGCCTTCTAATACATCTACTGCATATTGACAGGCTTTTGATTCTTTGAAACTATTATAATCTATTACCCACCACCTCCTTGAATGATTCTAAGTAATGGATCTTGTTGCTCTTTTTCCACACCTACATTAATATTGGCAAGTTTAGCTCTTGACTGAGGACTTAAGCTTAGCTCGTTGCAGAGTCTAAAAAACTCTTTCATATAGTTAGATTTCATCTTTAGATAAGCACTTGGTTTCCCTTCTTCATCTAATAAGCCATTTTCATTAATTTGCTTTTCACACTCATTAATTCTATCAATCGTAATTGCTGTATGTGTTAGCACATGAACATCTATATTACCCAATATTCCTGATGGCATTAAGTAATCCACTATACCCTTAAATAACCTCTTCTGCTCTCTAGATAAAAAAGAAGGTGGCCTGATTTTATCAGACTCACCCTTTAGTCTTGTTTCCCACTCCAATCTCTTATTAATTTCTTCTTTAGTCATTAAACCAGTTTTAGTATTAATACTTTTTGTAGGACGTGCCATATTTTCACCTCGCTTCTTATATTTGAACATAAAAAAAGAGATTTATAAATCAAATCTCTATCAAACCTAGTATTTTGGGCTATGTACAATCTTTTCTATTTATATAGGCAACAATTTTACATACTGTTTTATGATCTGTAACATTATAATTCTGATATTTGGGCACTAATTTCCCATCAGGCTGTAGATAACACACTTTTGATTCCAACTTATCCATTAAATCAGCAACTCTATCATTTTCAGTCTTTATCTCCTTATCTCTTTCTATAAGATATGTAGATGTTGGAAATGCTATTTCAAAAAAGCTTTTAGAGTCAAAAAAACTCTCATGCTGCGAGTTATCAAAACCCTCATCTTCCTTTAATTTGACAGTATAGTCTACCATAAATACATCTGAAAAATGTTCAATTTGTGTAAGTACCTGCTGGTAATCATATTCATTAACTACATAAATTGTTTGATCTTTCAAATATATATTTAATAAAAATAATGCTGCTAATGCCATAATAAGATTTTCAACATTAGCTAACTTAAAAAATTTCTCTCTATCATGCTTTATTTTATTATAGGCATTATACCAAGGAATCATCTCCCTCTCTTTGCCACCAACTTTCATTTTTTCTTTGCGTAAAGGTATTAACTTACAATCAAAGGCATCTCCTGCAATATTTATATATTTCACAGAAACATACTTTTCACTTAATCCAAATACCTTATTTAACTCTTCAATGTACTCGTTAAAATATACGCTTTTTCGTATATGCCCCTTTTTATCTTTGAACTTAATTCCTTCTCTTTTACATAAGGCACTTGCAATATTTTCACATTCTGCTGCTGTTCTTAAAATTAAATCTGCTATAGTAATTGAATATGTTTTCAGCTGTTTCTTATCAATAGTTATATAATAACTTAATTGTTTAAGTTCATCTTCCAACTTTAAATATATTGGCCAATACATATTAGTATGCATACTTATCTCCTATTGTAATTGTTACTTTAGAACATAGAAATTTTTCATTTCTAAAAAAATATGTGCATAGTTGGGGGCACGTGGTCTTGAGTATAAGTTTGTATATTAGTCTAAATAGCAGGGGGGGACATCCTTAATATATAACTTATAATCTGTTTCAGAAGGGAAAACTTTCTTATATTTAATATTCGTTGTATGCTTCGAGGCATCAATTATTTCTTTCATATCTTTTTCACTTGTTCTTATGCCAAAAATTATAGAACTTAGTCTACCTGGGTATATATTTAATTCACCTTGCTTATTTAACTCTCTTTTTAAATGTTCTATTACTCCTAAGTCCACTTCATTAAGAACATATTCTTTTTCTATTTCTAGAATATGTTGCATTGCTTCATCAATGCAATCACTGAAATAATTATGATAAAATAATTGTAGTATATCTTTTATCTTGTTTTTTAATTTTAAGTAATTAGCATCACTATTATGATTATCACATTCACTCATCCAATTATTAAGTGTCCCTAATACATTTTTCTTATTACCCATTTGAAATATTACTCTATATTCTTTTTCATGCATCCATTCAGCAGATTTTTGTAAAAATAAATTTCCCTTCTTTACTGGATTAAATAGGATATCATCTACATCAATATAACTGTTCATATAATTGACCTTTAAACAACATATGCCTATGTTTCTATTTATTATACAATCAATATTCTCCTCATTTTTTTCATCAAACTCAAACTCCATGCAAAATCCTCTATGATTTTTTCCATAATAAGACCACATAGCGTTATTTTTTGGGTCCTCACACAAACATAATATTGCTGAATTTCCATCAAGTGCAGTCATAATATTCATAAACTCATTAGCTGATATTACTCCATTATCTCTTGCAGTAATAACTTGCTCAAATGGATGTTTACTCTTACAATGTCTAATTAAGATATCTGTATCAAATACATCATTAAAACAACTTGGTTGACTATACCATATTTTATCCTTTTTTAATGCATCTATAGTATACTCATTAATCTCCTTATATTTGTATAACATATACTTTGCCATTTTAACATCTCCTACAATAATTACCAATCCACCACACTACTATCACCTATTTGCAAATTACACACCCTACAAAGAACAGCAATATTATCCTCATCTAACCTTAACTCGGGATAATCTTTAAATGACTTTTTGTGATGACCTTGCAAATTATCAGTAGTGATGATTTTCCACTTACTCCAACACCTCTCACAATAAGGCTGTTCTTTTACTTTTCTATTCCTTAATTTCTGCCAAGCATATGAAGAATAGAACTTGCGTTTCTCAGGTGAAATATTTCTGTTATATGTATTGTTAGCTCTGCAAGTACAAGTCGTGTTATATTCGATTGTTTTTCCACATTTACTGCATATTTTTTTCATTTTACTTCCTGTTCATTATAAGTATACAATATTTATTCTATTCTTTCAATTATTCGCTTTCATTCCTTAACTGTTCGATTACTTTTTCTAAAATATCCACTTTATCGGCATATGGTAGTTCCAGCTTATTAATTGAGTCTATAATCATTTTTGCATGAATCTTATCAATTCTATCTTGTAATTCTTTTAAATCTTTTTCATTATCTGGATAAACCATTTTAATTGTCATTTGTTTCATAAAAACCTCCAAATTTTATAATGATATACGGTTATCCTATCACACCATTATAAAAATTACCCCCAACATACGTTGAGGGTTTAAATAGGGAGCATATATGACTATCGTTGTAGTGATGTACCCGACTACCTTAATATGATAACATTTACTACCTATCATATATAAGCTCATAAATCGCTCATTTTTGTATCACTTTTATATCATTAATAATGGCATTAATTTAACTGCAACAATTCTTTTTCTTCTTCTATTAAAGGTTGCTGGTGTCATATCTAATAGATCACATACTCGATTAATAGAATAATCCTTAAAGTATCTAAACTCTACAAGTAGCATATCCTTTTCACTTAATCGACTGAGTGCATTTTCTACTTTTTTGATTTCTCTTTCCTTCCATTGAATCTCTTTTAATATAGATTGCATTCTCTTATCTAGATTTCTTTCACGTTCTATTACTTCATTTTCTACTGAGCTACTAAAAGCATACGTTGCACTTCCTGCCTTTTCGTTACCACTGGCTCCTCTTATACCTACAATTTCCTGAGTTTCTTCTAACTCTAATCTAAGGTTTTCTATTTTAACTTTTATATCAGGATATCTACGAAGCATCTTTTCTACTCTTTTATATTTATCATCTTTCACGCTTAAATCCTCCAAGTTGTCTATACTGCTTACATGATTGGTTTGTATACCTTGTTTCTTTTAGCTGCTAACCTATTTGTCTGATTGAATGCATATCTCAATATGCGTTTCAGCTCTTCTATTTTCTCAATACCTTCTACACTTTTAATTACCTTGAGTTGATCTCTAATTTGCCATATGTGAACTGTTGCATTGAGAGATGCTTTTCTCATTCCTTTAAGGTTAATCTCTATATCATAGCCATTGCCTAGATCACGATATAAACACCAATCTTCATCTATAAACATTAAGGTGTATTGATAACCTAATGCTACTTCAAGTTGTTTCATCTGTTCTGTTACCTTCTTCATTGCTCTGCCTCACTCCTCTTTGCATCTTGGGCAGAATAAGCAATGTTAACTGCCTCTTCAACTTCTTGGGTAAGTCTTCTAACACGTAATTCTTTCATTTAATTAATCTCCTTTTCTTATTAACCACACCTACCCATTTAATCTTTTTTCCAGTCCATTGTTTCACTTTTATCCTTCGGAACATCAATACTACATTAAAAACTACGTTTAATTATCCTCTCAATCCATTGATACTCAATGGAACTACGTTACTACATCAAAAAACGTAAAAAACTTTAAAAAAGTAAAGTATTCCTCTCTCCCTATATATATAATTATTTATTTAACTTTTTGTGTTTTTTAATGTTCCAAACGTAGTTATTTTCTACACCCCTTGTCCTCCAATGGATAGGAAAGGAACGTTAGTCTGATTTTTAATGTAGTTTTAACGTTCCGTAACGTAGTAAATCTAAAATGGGATACTGTATCCCTCAATAAATGGCATCTTGTAATATCTGCCTTTCACATTTTCAATAGTGGTATTGTATTTTTCAAACCCCATTGTAGTTAATGCCTTACCTACTTTTTTAGGTGTTAACTTCTTACCATGCTTCTCATCTAAATAGTTACATAATGCTGTGCTTGTGATATATCCCCATCTTTCAACTGATTGATTAAGTGGAATAATATCCTCTATAATTAACTGCTCATCTGATTTAACAAGATAGCCTCTATTTCTATCATCATTTAATTGGATTTCTTCTTGGTCAAGATACGTAATTCCACCATTCAGATACATATCCATAATTTGCCCCCATAAGAGATCAACATCAATATCATGTGTGTGGTTAAGAGCTTCTACATCAATTACAATAAATCGTCGATTTCCTGTATCATCCCTTAAGAACTCATCATCATTAACAGTACAAGCAAAGAATGTTCTACGTGGATACTTCTCAGCTTTTCTATCATAAGGTGTGCGATATTCATCCTGTGTTGATGTAAGCCATGCTTTAAGAGCATCACGATCTGACTTTCTCATTGTTCCACCTAATTCTCCTAATTCACATAGCCAATAAGAAGTAGCTTGAATAATATCATCCTTCTTTGAAAGGTCTAGTTGTACCCCATCCTTAAAGAACTCAAATAGAAATTCCTTCGGCATTAATGCTCTAAACCATCTTGTCTTTCCTAAGCCTTGTCTTCCTTTAAATACTAAGGTAAATTCAGCATTAAAATGCCCTTTATTTAATCCCATCTTTACACCAGTCATAAGCCACATTTTAATAATCTTCTCATTAAACTTAATGTCTTCTAGTGTGTAATGATCTGCAAAGGTAATGGTCTTAATAAGCCTTTCTAGTTCATTTGCCCCCTGTGTATTTTTATATTTCTCATGTGCCCTTTTAAGGTATTGTTCTACTGGATTATAAGCTTTTTGATTAGCGATATATGATGTAAATTTCCATAGGTTGTCACTTGATAAGTGAAGTCCTGTTCTCATGCAATCACTATTAATCTCTGTCATAAAATCAGCATAAACATACCATTTCACATTACTCTTAATTTCTTTCTTCAATTCGTTATATTCAAGGTGTATTCCTTTCGTCTTGTACAATAAAGCTAGGTTTTCCCATATTCTAAGTGGTGTACCTTTCTTGTTGCACTCATAATTTATTTCCATCGCTTCCTCCTATTTGTAATAATTTCCGTTGTAAAAACTTCCTCTATATGAACCTAAGCACTTATTTATTGAAATCTGCCCATAGGTAGATCCACTCTGTCTTCTATCCCACTTAGATCTCATTAAAGCACTCTCTCTAAATAACCTATCGATTTGCTGACTATTTCCACCTGTCCAAAAGACAAGCATATTAATAAGTGCCATGTCATCTCTTGAAGCATCACCTGAACCATTCCCATAATGGTACAAATCGTTAAATTTATGATTCTTACTTGCCTTTTCGATAACCTCACTATCAGATAGGGATTCCCCTATGCTATATTGCTTTGGTGTGGATATTACTTGCTTCTCTTCTTTAGCCAAATACTTCTTATAAAGCGGTTTGATTATCTCTGTACATTCTTTAAGTTCATCATAGCCTGGTATCATATCACCTGTTACTGTGAAAAATCTACCTTGCTCATAGCACTCAAAGTTTCCTTTCCTACAAGCTCCTTGTGGCTTACTTCCCTTGCAAATAACATGAATCCCTTTCCCACTAGGTGAAATTTCAGCATAACTATTAAGTGTGGTTAATACTTCTTTTACAACTGGACCATCAAGCTCTACACCGTCTATATCTACTCCGAAGATTCCATTACCAAGCATAAAGCCTAATCCATCATATAAATCCACTACATACATTGCTGTCTCAAAATCACACCAAGTATTTGGATTATTGCTCTGTGCATACCTACCTGTCCTTGCATTAAAAGGTCTTTTATTATATTTACCTCTTTCAGCATCCCAATCTAATCTATATAAAACCCATCTATTCATTTGCTTTAATTCATCTGGAATATTGTCATATCTCATTGCTGTCTCCTATCAAAATGCCTTATAATACCCAAATTTGCCCATAATAAAGGGCAACAAAGAATCTTGTTACCCTATAATCTATTATTTCTAAACTAACTCATATACAGCTACTGTTTTTCCTGTATAACTGCATCTCTTCTTTCTAACTACTTCTACAACACCTTTTTTCCTAAGTTCCGTTAATCTAGGTGCTGAAAAATTCCTCTCACTAATAGGAATATAACCTTTTCTATACATAACAACTGCAATCTCCTTTGCTGTTGCTTGTTTCAATTCATTTAGAATTTCCTTAATTTGTGTGTAGCGTAGTTCTTTATCAATTCCTAGTTCTTCTTCATGTTTCACATTATCGCTCCTTTATTTTATTAACTAATGTTTATCTTTTTCACTAATTAGTAACTAAAAAAATTTGACTTTCATTTACTTTATGCCACAAATACATCTGTCACCTCAATACATGTGTAACCGTTTTTATCTTTAACATAATTAATGGCATATTCTAATCTGTTCGTTGTCATTCGCTCAAATACTTCTTCAATAACCTGATTATATTGGACGTAATCTTGAAACTCTATTTGTGTCCCTGTTCTAAAGCTTTGCATCATTTGATTACATTGACTGATTAAAAAGCTTTGTGTTAACAGCTTATTGAAAAAGATTAATCCATTTTTATATTTACCTTCTATTACTCTAAACCAAACAGAAAACATAGGATCACCTTTCTTAGATTCCCTAATTTCCATTTTTTCTACTTTTACTTCATAAACACCTTCTGGTATTTCTTCAAATTCACTTTTCTTTACTTGATGATTATTTATCTCCACTAAATCTTTTCTGATTTCTTCAAGGTTTACTCTCGTATTAAACTTTGATAATAATGCCTGCATGTCATTAAATCCCCTTTGCTGTCTATTGTATAAGAATAATATAACACTCATGTGTCATGCTTTGTACACACAAATATTACCACTCCTTTTATTCACTTACTCTATTCCTTCTTCTAGAAGTGTTGGTATTCAAAGCCTCATAAAGATAAACTATCTCTTCATAACTAAGAGGAATGGTGTCATTGGTAATTCCTTGAAGTCGTCCTCCACCGAATACAACGTCTGATGATCTTAAGATAATCTTCCTATCATTTCCTTCAGCAACCACTCGTGCTGTAAAGTCAACCATGCCACCAATCTTATTAGCAATCTTTTCTCCAATGTTCGGTGCAATCCTTGTAATCTTATCGCCTGATTTCTTCATAATATCTTTTGAAATATCCTCATGAGAAATCAAAATAATATTGTCATAATCTAAGTTCACCAAACGATTCATTGTCCTTAAAAACTCGCTTCTAATAACGTCATAGGCTTTAAATCCATTATCTGATTCATGTTCAATATCAAGTTTGGCATATCCCCAAACTCTACAATGTTCATAAACATCTTCTAAAAGGTCGACTACAATCGTTTTAAAGCTATTTTGTTTCTTTTCTAACTCATCGATTGTTTCACTAAATACTTCCCATGCTGACGTTTCCTGCTTAATTCTGCCATCCATTTCAACCTTATTTTTAATAGCCACATAAGGTGCATCCACAAATTTAATATTGCCATCTGTATTGAGCATTAGTGGATCTGGAAACTCATTAGCTAATGTTGTCTTTCCTGAATAAGGTGCACCATATAACCACATGACCTTCTTATCTATTTGTTCCATCTTTCTTCTTTCATTACTTGGTAAAATCATTTCACTCATATCTCCTGTCAAACAATAATTTTTGTACTCACACCAATTACAAAGCTTGGTGTTATTCTTCTCAAATAATTGGCTTTCTTCTATAAGTTTAATATCACTTCTAAACTCATCTATTTTGTCCTTATCATATTGAACCCACTTAATATAAGGTTCTTTATGAGTTAATTCTTCTTTTAACCTTTTTCTAAACTGATAAAGGCTTTCTGTTTTCTTTTGCCTAATCTGCACCTTTGGAACAAACAAATAACCTAATTGATCCACTTGCCATCCCAATTTCTCTAGATAGTACTTATAAATATGAAGTTGTGCTGACTGCATATAACTTGCTTCATTATTACTATATTTAAAGTCTATGATATCCACCTTACCATTCTCTTTTATAATCATAAGGTCAACAAATCCTTTATAACTATGAAGATTAATTTCATACTCATGAATGAACTTTCCTTCTAGAGTATTCAAGAGGGCTATAGCCTTCTTTATCATGACTTCTAATTTCATCTGCTCATGTAAATGTAAATCACTGAGCTGATAATACTGTCTTTTATATTCTTTAATGCCTGCTTCTATATTTCTTTTTTCTATACCTAAATGCAATGCACTACCTAAATATCTTGCATCACTTGCTTCTTGGCTCTTAAGCGTCTTATACCGCTTTATATATTTAAGATAGAATTGGTACGGACATTTTCTAAAGCATTCTACTCTTGAATAACTATACTGGTTCATCTGCTACTCTCTTAAAGTTATTAATACAGTCCTCACAAATAATATTTTCCTCAAAGTGAAAATAAACTTCTCCTACAAAAATCTCTCTACCACATTCATAACAATAACAACTAACTATTTCCTCTGGTGGCTCTAACTTATAATCTTCTACATGAATCATCTATCTAGTCTCCTTAATTCTTCTTTTATTTCCTCCCAATCTGTAGGATAAACAATCCTTCCATAACCTCCTGCTGCATTAATTAAACGAATCGCTCTTAGTTGTAGGTCACTTGGTGTTCCTTTTTCAGCTTTTAATTCAAGTGCAATCATTCTTCCATTAATGACACCAATAATATCTGGTATACCTGCTTGTTGGAAAATGGACCCGCCATGTACTTTAAAGAACCAACATTTATTAAGCGACTTGAGGAATGGCTTTACTTTCTTGTTTTCGAAGTCCTTCTCCTTCATCATTCCCTCCATTCTTAAATAATTCTAAAGTGTAATCTCTTCGTGTTTCTAATGTCTCTAATATCTGTTCATCTATTGAATCTGTGGTTAATAGATAATAATAGAAACAAGTCTTTGTTTGTCCTATTCGATTAGTCCGTTTCTTAGATTGAAGCCACTGCTCAGCTGATAAGGTTAAACTAAAGTAAATAATCTTATTGGCTTTTTGCAAGTTAAGCCCCATTGAGCCTGCTTGATATTGAATCAGTGTAATGGAATCCTTTTCTTGTTCGTAGGCTTCTAAATCCTTAGTTGTTCCATTAACAAAGCTCATTGGCCGATTAGTTAAAGACTTAATCACTTCCAACTCTTCTTGAAAGTTATAAAAGATAATTAAACGATCATTGGTTCCTTCTATCAGCTCTTTAAGTTTATTAATCTTATCCTCATTATATTGACTAGCTAATTGCCTACTATAAAGCATTCTTGTTAAAGGTGTATCTCCAACTAATTCTTTTCCATCAATCTCTACTAAATGGTTCCTTTGAAACTTTTTATAAAGATTTGGTTTCTTACATGCAATACGAATATCTATTTGCTCAGGTAGTGAAAATACATCTTCTGTTTTCATAAAGACTGCTCCATGCTCTCTAAATTTTCTTTTAAGCCTTTCAGTATTTTTATACCCAACTACTTTCTTTATTTTGAATCCACCCACATTCATATCAACGGTTTCAACGTAGTTCTCCCAATAAGCCTTTTTAGTAATCTTCCACCCTAAAAGCCTTGCTTGAGAATACAGTTCTTCATATTTGCCACCTGTAGGTGTGCCTGAAAGAAGAATGATGTTATCAGGTTTCATCTTCATAATGAATTTAGCTCTTTTACTCCTTTCATTTTTAATATAGGAACTTTCATCTAGTATTAAGGTATAATTCTTTAACTTTAAAAGCTCAGGTCTTCGCCATACTAAATCATAATTTATGATAGCTATTTTTGCATTATCACTAATTTTATTCTTGATATTAGATAAATCACTAATCGATAGACAAAAATAATATACTCGAAGATGTTGCTTCCAAGTATCTATTAAACTCTTTGGACAAACGATTAAAGTTAATGGTGCATCAAGCTCTTTCATTTTCTCAGTCGCACAAAACGTTTTTCCTAAACCCATATCTAAATAATATGCTACTTTATTCTTGCCTCTTGTTAGCCTTAATGCTTCTTCTTGATGTGGATATAGATTAGGCATTAAACAGCCTTACCTAATATCTTTTCAAGATCTACTGCTCTAATGTGCAGTCTTCCTAACTTAATTGCAGGGATTTCCCCTCTACTAATTCTCTTATAAATAGCTTCTTTAGTAACACCAAACATATCTGCAACTTGTTGTACTGAATACAATGTTTCTGTTAATCCTGAGCCCCTCCTTTCTAAATCCTCAAGTCGTTCACTCAGTCTACTAATAGCTAATTCTAGTTCTCTTGTTGTCATTTCTTCATATCCTTTCATTCCTTTTATTGTTAGTTATCTTTTTAGCTAAATAATTTACACCAGTTATCTTATAAGTTAATATAGTTAAGTCCTTAATGATTAAATGAAACCTCCTCAAGACATACTATTTACAAAAATATAAGTTTCTTCGGTAAATATTAACTATTAGATTTTTCAAGTTTAATTATTGTTTTCACTTGACTACTCAAATATATTATTTTATTATCTAATAGTCAATAACTTGCACGAAAAAACACAAATGGTAATTAATAGGAGTGAACTTAAATGAACGAAAATGAAGTAGGCAGAAAAAACACAGGTTCTATTATTAGAGAACTTTGTACTGAAAGAAATGTAACCATTCAAGAACTAGAAAAAAAATGTGGATTAGGTAATGGTAGTGTTAAACGATGGGAAATTGGATCCAGTCCTACTCTTAAAGCTATGATTGCTATATCTGATTTCTTTAATGTAAGTATAGATTACCTTGCAGGTAGTACTACTGAACAATCTAAACTTGAAGAATGGAATAAACGTTATAATGTAGAACGCTTAGCTCTAGAAGCTAGAATGTTTGATTCATTTGGTAAACTCAAAAAGATTTTTTCTGATGTTGAGCTTATTGACCTTGACGATACAGATATGGAGCTTCTAAGAGCCTATCTGGAATTATTAACAAAACGAAAACGATAGTATATACTATCATGACATCTTGAGGGGGCATCATTATGGCATCATATAGTAAACGAGTAAGAAAAAATAAAGATAAAAAGGATACCATCTATTGGATCGGGCAAACCAATGAAAATGGTGTGCGTAAATCCTTTTATGGTAAAACCAAAAAAGAAGTTGAGGCAAAAGTAAATGAATACTTATCAGATTTATATACTTATGGTTCGCCACTATCAAATGAATCAGTTATACTTTCTAAGTGGATTTACTCATTTCTTTTCTCAACTGCAATTCACAATCTCTCACCTAGTACTTTTGACAGGTACAAAGGTATTTATGATAATTATTTAGAATGCTCTTCTATTGGAGCACTTAATGTAAAAGAGATTACACCTCTTCAGCTTCAACAATTCTTTAATGAACAAATGCATCTTTCACATGCTTCATTGAAAAAGATTTATTTTTTACTTAACCAATCTTTCAAAGCAGCAATAAAGAATAGTTTAATTAGAATGAACCCTTTAGATGGGGTTGTTGTTCCTAATAAACATATTGAGCCTAAAGAAGTTCAAATATTAACTAAGGATCAGCAACGTGACTATATTGTTCATGCTGAAAATGAACTGTATGGATTGCTATGCATCACAACTTTATTTACAGGTATGCGATTAGGTGAAATTACTGCATTACGTTGGGAAAATGTAGATCTTGAGAATGGTATCATTTATGTCAAAGAAAGTGTCAAAATCTCCAAAGTCTATAATTCAGATGGTAGTTTTCAAAAAGAGCATGTCACTAAAAAGCCTAAATCAAAATCTAGTATTCGGGAAATTCCTATTCCACCTTTTCTAATTGATAAGCTTTTATTACATCGTCCATTGAAGCCTTCAAACATACTGGCTCAACACTATGTTTTTGAGACGAGCAAAGGGAATCACATTCTTGACTCTAATGTACGTAGAACACATCATAAAATATGTGCTGCTGCTAAGATCAATCCAATTAAAGTAGTTAAAGCTGGAAAAATTCAAATCAAATATAAAGGGGTCTCTTTCCATGCACTAAGGCATACTTTTGCCAGTCGAATGATTGAAAGTGGTGAATCCATAAAAGTAGTTCAGGAATTATTAGGGCATAAAGATGTACAAACAACACTTAATATCTATACTCATGTATTGTCTGATACATTAAAAGCAACTGCTGATAAACAGCAAGCACTCTTTCAAGAGCTATTTCAAATGGAAATTTCATAAAAAATCCCCCTAAAAAAGTACTGCATTTCGTACTGCATTTTTTTAAAAACTAGTACAAAATGGGGTGAAAAAATATAAAAAATCATGAACTAAATTGAACTCGATTTTTCGGCTTAATTCTTTGACTATCAATGCTTTTCTATGATAGTCAACATCTTAGCCACTTACCAAAATTTAGCCCTTTTTCGTTTTGGTAAGGCGGAGGCCACGGGTTCGATTCCCGTTAACAGCTTTATAGAAAAGGCTCGTAAAGCTTGAAAAACAAAAAAGAGGACTTTAATAGTCCTCTTTTTTGTTTTTCATATAAAATCTTCTGATTGAATACCATAAGTTAAAGCTTATGACTTTCTTTGATAAACTTCTACATAATCTACTTCGAGCGTATTTTCCTCATTTTTCTTATTTTCAAGATCATACAAATTTAGCATCAGTTGCATTGGATAATTGGGGCTCTGCTTAATTTTTCGCACCATCTTTCCATTTATAAAAAAGAGAATTTCGTTTTCTGACCAATCCAAGGCATAAGTGTTCCACATCGTAACATCGATAAACATTTCCTCTTCTATAAATTCTTCTTTAATTTCGTAGTCTCCAAATGGGTGCAAGCCATAACCGATTACTGCCTTAGATTCCTTCACATTCCACCCCTTAATTTCAAATAAACAAATTTCTGCTGACTGTTTTCTTTCTTCTTCTACACCAATTAGCCATAATGCTGCTACATTTTCTTCAGATAAATTACATCTAGCGCGGCATTCCACATATCCATATCGAAGCGCAACCTTTATTTCTTTCTCTTGTTTTTCTCGCACAATTAATCCTTCAATAAAATGATGTTGACCTTGCACACTCCCAACTTCACCTGAAAAAACGCCTGTTTGAAGGTTTGATACTCTTACTTGTCCATTCCATTCTGGGCACCATGGCTCCTGACTATCTTTAATAAATAAAGTCAATATACTATTTTCAATACAATAGCTTGGCCTAGTTTTCTTTCGACTACTCCACTGTGGTAAGTAGACTGGCAACCAATAATTAAGCTGTAATTCATTTATAAGAAAATCATCATATAGTATTAATTCATACTGTGACCCATCTATAAAATCTAGCAT